TGGAGTGCCTCTTGCGCCTTGATTGCACGATAAAACATATCTACCGGTTCCCCTTGAACTTCGTATGCCTTGCATGACATTTCTTGCATCGACGCTGACTCCCCTTGGTCATTTCCGCAACCGGAAACAAGTTCTTACAATTTAGGCAGACATTTAAGTCGCGGGGCACCCCAGACTCAAGCTGCTGAATCTCACCACCGTTTTCTAAGAATTCTTTAAGCGCATCATTCATCGCTTTCCCTCCGCCTGAACCACGAGGTACCCAACACTGCCTAGCATCGTCTTCATTGGATACTTCGGATGCAGTTCGTTTATCGCTTTATCGACCAGTTGGTTTATCCAAGACGGCACGTTGGCAGGCTTCTTCACCTTCTTGCCGTTGTATTCGACACCCATCTTGTGCTCGAGAAGTCGCGTAGCAATCGTCTCGTTTTCGCTCGTGGTGTTGGTCTTGCCCTCGCCGCCCTCTGTCTTGTTGTTTGACAGTTGATTGAGCTTTGCTCGGATCTGCTTAGGTGATGGGAAGTTATCAATCTCTTCCGTTAACATTCCAAGAGCCTCTTGAAACGCCGCTGGCGATTCTCGGCTGAATGATTGATAGTGAACCTTACCCAGTTCAGGCCAATCGCGTTTTTTGAACGGATGTAATGCAAACCATTGTTCGTACATCGCTGTGAATTCGTTTTTATCCATTTATCATCTCTCTATCAAATTGAATTACTAATCTTCCAATCTCAGCAACCAAGGGCGGGACTACCGCATTCCCTAGGGCTTTAAGTCGGTGTGACCGATTGGGAATCCCATTAGCCACTCGACCCACGTTGGGTTCAGGGAGCCATACTGCCCCTGCGTTGTCAAAGCATCGTTCAGACTGTTTGTCGCGCCTCGGCCCGATGCCTCCAAGGTTTCCGGCTTCCTCCCTCCTTTGTAATCCCGAGCCGTTGGTGTTGGATACATCTTCGCCGCCAAAGAAAGGGGCATCCCTCCTTGTGCATATCTCTTTGTTCTTTGACCCGCGCTGTCTTGTGTCGGTGTGGGCCACCAATTTCCTCGATGTTTCTGCATCGACGGAGCCATCTGGTTTGATTTCGCTGTTGGTGTGTGCAATAACCCAGACTCTATCCCTTCGGTGGTGGGCATCGACGGCACAAGCTGGAAGTACAAACGTCCAGCAGGTGTAGCCTTCCCCTTCCAAGTCAGATAGCACTTTGTCGAGTTCCATCGGGATGATTCCAGAAACATTCTCGCCAATGACCCATCTGGGAGCCACTTCGCGTATGACGCGCAGCATTTCCGGCCAGAGTGCTCTGTCATCTTCTGCGCCGAGTTGCTTCCCGGCGACACTGAATGGCTGACAAGGGAATCCCCCGCAAACAAGCTCAACTGATCCTCGGTACTCATATCCGCTCAACTCCGTGATGTCTGAATGTATTGGGAGGGTCGGCCAGTGCTGGGCCAGTATCTTTTGGCAAAAAGCATTCTGTTCACAGAACGCTACAGTCTCCATGCCTACCGATTCCAGCCCGATTGAAAAGCCCCCAATCCCCGAGAACAAATCCAACACTCTCATGTATCCCCCTGAGATGCGGCAGTTGATTGCTTTAACAGTGAATAGTCACGGGCTGCGATCAAGCAATCTAATTCTCTTGCCCCAATGGGGAGGCTGACGCTGCCGCTCGCCTGCCCGAAATACCCGCGATCAAATGTTACCTACGATCCGTTGAGTCCTTCACCATTTTTTTTATGCCATTGCACATGATGTGCTTGACACATCCAGACAACATTCAATGGCTTGAGATAATCATTATGGTGGGCAACAATGTTTTCATCCGTACCGCAAACGACACAAGGCTCTTTGAATAACTTGTTTTGTGAGATCGCATTACGAACAATCCGGTGCGCTCTAACCTTGTTAGGGTATTTTGAACGATACTCTTTTGTGTACCCATGTTTCTGCCTATTCCCCCTTCGCCTGTCGTATTCCCGGTAGTGTTCGATGTTTGATTGCCGATTCTTTCTAACGTCAGTCTTATTGCAATCTTTGCACTTATTAAGATGCCCGTCAGCCATTGCAAAATGCTTGTAAAATTCGGAGAGCGGTTTGCTCTCCTTACACTTAAAACACTCTTTCATTTCGTATTCCCCGCTCTGTATGTAGAAATTGAATCTACATTGTGCCCAGAACGGGGTCAACTAAAAGGTATATCATCCTCGAAATCATCTGTCTTCGGTGCTACCGCTGCCTGTGGAGCCTTGAATGCAACCTGATTGTTGTTTGGCTTCCAAGTGTTCACTTCGGCGTACCACTTTCCTGACTGCGCCTCTTTGACCTCCATGTTGACCCATTCATCGGTTTGGCTGTTTAGCCACTCCATGACCTCCTGGCGCTTCAGGTTCAATTTGAATTTGACATACGCTGGAGCGTTTTCATTTGGTGGCTTAACGTAAAGCCCTTGCGCGAATACCTTATCGCTCATAAATACCTCATTACGGTGGTGGTGATTGCCGCAGTAGCGGCGGCTAGTCCGATGATGTAAACGTATTCCAGCTTAGTCATCTGATAGTAAACATCGTCCGTTGGGACGAGTTCGCTTGGTTCCTTCTTCGATTCTTTGATCGCCTTGTCAGCGGCGTCCAGCAATACTTCTTTAGTAACTCTAAGTTGGCGTTGACCCGTGAGCTGCTCATGCAGGATCGCTTTATTGATGATGAATCTACGCTTGTTGCGCTCTGATCTCTCTATCTGCTGCCTGAACAGCAGGTTGTCTAAACCCTTCCTAATCTGAGCGGGTGTGGCGCTGCTCTTTCGCCGCCGTAACTCTTTGAAGATTGACGTATAAGTCGCTGACCCA